TTTCCCGGCGTTGTGTTGACTTGTGCGAAGCTTTCGGCATCGAACCGATTAGAGCCATGCGAAGCCGGCAAGGGCGTGAGAATTGCCGGAATGCACGTTTAGAAAAGCTTTTAGAACTACTTGATGAAAACTGAATTGATGCAAAACGTGATACAAAACGGGCCGGGTGAAGTCGGCATGACATTCCAAGAAGAACTTCCCTTTGAAGAATGGCGAGAAATTGGACAAAGGTTTGGTGAAGCCACTAAAAGGTTCTCATGGGCGTTGGGTGATTGGCTCGTCTATGGTGGATCAAAATACAAGAAACGCATTTCCGCGGAGATGTATAGAGATGCCGAAGATGCCACCGGAGTTGATAAAGCATCCTTGCTTGCATTGGCTACGGTTTGCCGAAGAATCCCGCTTGATAAACGAATTCTGCATTTGAGCTTTGAACACCATCAAGCGGTTGCCTCAATTGCAAATGAAGAGTCTCGCTTTGAATGGCTCCAGTTTTTAGCAGGGAAACAATCACAGCCGTCTAAAAAGATCCTCAAACTTTCTATCTCATGCTCACCAAAAGAGCCGAAGCTCATAACCAAAGAAGAGTTGGAGAACAGGAAGCGAAAATTTGGAAGAGACAACTATGTCGTTCACTTGACCAGACTCCTTTCAGTTCTCAGAAAGACGCTGCCGATCATGGATGATGACGAGGTTGAGGCATTAAGAGCCGACACTAAGGGACTTCGGCGGCTTCTAGATGCTCTCTAACGCTTTGATGGTCGGCAACTGATCTCACCGACGAATGCGCCGGGCTGTGTCCCGACTCTTGAAACCCGGAAGTTTCTTGATCTGAAAACGACTGGTTTTCCAAGGCTTGGAATTTGAGCGAGATCAGAAAGCAGAACTTTGATTTCAATATCTCCCTCGTCGGCAAATCCACCTTCCATTAGTTCCCGGGCAAATTGTGACTCGGAAACGATTGCGGTCACAACCTCACTATCGATAGTAATGCTCACGCCGTAATCTGAACGGTGCTGAACAAAAGCATCTTTAATGCTATTTGCTATCGCTGCTTGCATCTAACTTTTTGGCTTTTTGTGAAACCTTTTTGCTCGGTTTCTTTTTCGGCTCAGGCTTCGGCTTTGCAATAGCAATTCTTGCCCGGCCACTGGTGAGCAATTGTGCAGCCGTTCCATTTTCGACATTTTCAAGAATGACTCCCGCTTCGACAGGCTCCCCTTTAACAAAGCAAGCCTCAATGATTTCAAGATTCTTCATGACCTCTTTAAAAAGTCAAAAAAGGGCGGCAGGAATTACCCTGCCGCCCTTGCGAATTTTGAATGCTTTGGCTAATTACGCGCCCAGTGCATCGGTCATTGCTGCGAACGACTTCGGACGGCGAACACCACCATCATAGTAGGTGTTGGCAACAAGCGTGTGCAGTCCACTCTTGGCGTTGGTGCTATCGCGAAGAAGCTCAAGGTTGAGTCCTCCCCAGTAGCCAACGACATAGTCCGAGAAGTTCCCGAAGAATATTGCCGAGCAAACCGACGCGCTTCCTTTCGTGAGTGTTCGGCTAATTGCGTTGGTGAACTCAGCACGGTATCCGTTGATGGAATTCGGGCTAGCATCGGAGATGATGAAGTTGCCTTCTGCACCACCGGCTTGCTTGCTGGTTTGTTTCAACTTAGCGCGAATCTGACCGTTGGAAGCATAAGCAAGTGAACCTTGAATTGCGTTCTGCGCGTCAACCTTCTCTTCAAGAGAGATGATGTCAGCGTAATCAGGAGCGACACCGTTAGTGTCACCAATGACAGCTCCAATCCCAGATGTCCCAGCAACACCGTTGGCTTCATTCGTTCCAGATCCGTGGAAGAATGCAGCTTCTTGTGATGCAAGCATCTGAGCAGTCAAGTGGCCGCGAAGCATAGCTTCGATGGCAGACGAGGACTGATTCATCAGCTGGTCACTTACATCAATGAATGCAGGTAGACGCTTTGGAGTGAGGCTCAACTGTGAAGTAGTTGGAGACACTTCATCGGCTGCGCCATTCTCAGCTTTCCCCGCAGCGGCAGTAGCAGCGGCAAGGATTGGAATGTCTAGGTTACCAGTGAGACCGGTAAGGACAGTTGCACCAAGTTGATTCATCACCGAGGAGGCAAAGAAGTCATCGAGGAGACCGGCCTTGTCGGTTGCAATCGTGTTGCCGCCAGCGGTGGAGGTTCCAGCCGTCAAGTCACGCTTGTTGACGTAAAATGATGGAAGCATGATGCCGCGAGATTGACCGATGCCGGCGTTCTTCGCTTCACGAATTCCTTCTTCAACAATCTCACGTTCTGCACCTTCCAGCTTTGTGCCGGAGTAGTGAGCGCGGAGAGCGGTGCCAAGGTCAAAACGGCCAAGGTCACGCTTCTCAGATTTGGAAAGATCAGCCGGAACGAATTCAGCTTTCTTTTCACAAACCTTATCAAAGGCGGCTTGACGGAAATCGTCAGCAGAAACACCGTCGGAGACAGCTTTGCTGATGTCGAGGCTGATGCCACGCTCTTTGGCTTGTTCGGCTACGGATTGAATGCTTGCGATGCGGCTGCGCTCGGCAGAGACAGCACTGTGACGCTCTGCATTGAGATCAATGCGGGGAGCTTCGTTGATAACCTCCACGGAGCGAGAAACTTCGGGAGCCAGATTTGTGTCGATATTTTCGGACATTTTTTCAGTGTTTAAATTAGGGTTTTCCGTTGATTCGTTTTTCATTCCCCTGCCAACTCCCACGGAGTCATCGGCTGGAATGCTGACAAGGCTCAGTTCAAACGGTTCCCAATCAGTTGCACGGATGGACTCCCGCCCTCCGTCCATCTTTTCAGAATCCATCTCGTGAATTCGATAGCCGACAGAAACCAATCTGCGAATGCCATCTTTCACGTCCTCGAAAATCTCTTCGGCTCTTGCCGACTTTGAAAACTTAACGACCGCACGGCCTTTTTTGTCAGCGTCGATCCATGCTCTCTCCACGACTCCAATCTGGTCGTTGCGATTGTGTTCCATTAGGAATGCACCGCCGTTGTTTAGACGTTCAAGGCGAACGCTTGCAGCACGGTGGTCAAGCACCTCGGTGCCGTAGTTGCGTTCTACTTCGGCCTCGGAAGAAAACGCGATTTCAATCGTGCGATTTTCTTCGTTTATGGCTCGTTGATTTAGCTCAAAAGAGCGGTGTGATAGTTGCTCAGTTTTCTTCTGACTCATCGACATTCTCAGAAATGTCAATTTGATCAGGATCAAGTTTCAACCCATAACTAGCAGCAAGGTCTTCGTCCTCTTTCACTTTGGCAAGGACATCATGCACATCGTCTCCACCTTCGGCGATGATATCACGAAGCGGTTTGATGCGGTGCTTCATCGCAAGAATCGCGGCTTCCATGTCTTTCTTCGGGTCAACCCATGACCAGCGACGGCCACGAAATTCGGGAGCATTGAATTTGGAGAATTTGTCGAATGGTAAACCAAGGCGACCAGATAAGAGTTCTATCTCAAGCCACGCTTCAAACACTGGTTCGAGAACGTGGTCGATCATCATGCGCTGGATTGCTTTCCAAACTTCACGCTCTTCAATCAACCCGGCTCTGATAGATGAATAGTTCACTCCTTCCAAATCATTAGAAAGAGAGTTGTAGCTAATGCCAAGAGAAGTTGCAACTCCACGCAAACATGATTTAACGAAATCTCCATAACCGGAATTTGGGTGGTTTGTATCCCAACTTTTAAAATCAACTCCTGCCGGAAGTTCTTCGATTGTTCCCGGCGACGAATCAACTGGAAGATTCCCGTCAGTGTCAATCTCACCTGACCACCCATCCGGTGTGGCCTTGGTGAAGAAGCCCATTTTTGCCGCGCCAGTTCTCGCTGCAACAAGCTCGGCCTCGGCATAGCCGTCAAGCATCTTCAGCCTGTTCATTGACGAAACAAGCCAAGGGATCCCCCGGCTTTGCTCTGGGCGTTCGGTTCGGAATGGATGAATGATCTCTTCCGCTGGCACTCTGATTCTTCGTTTGAAATCAGCATTGAATTGAGAATCCCCAGGATGGTTGCCGAGCAAGTAGTAAGCAACTGGGCGGCGGTATGAATCAAGCTCAACGCCAAAGCGGATCTCGTTGCCATTATCAGCCCGGGCGTTGAAGCTATCGTCAAGAAGGTCAGCCTCAAGAATCTGAAGGCATAGGCCAGTGCTTTTTTTGATGATACGAATCAACACCTCGCCATCACGGGCAATGCATCGGAGGACCAATCTCTGCACGTCAACCCATGAATGCCGGCCTGTCACTTCACAGTTGCCGACTTTCCCCCACTGCCGCCAAGCGCGTTCAATGAAATTGTTTGCGATCTCATCAAGCCGGCCATTTGATTCTTTGGCTCGGACCTGTAGCGATATCCCTTTCTCGCCGAGCGTGTTATTTTCAAGGCTCCGAAGGAATCCTTTCACCCATTCGTTGTTCCGCTCAAGATCCCGGGAACGATCCCGCAAGATTGGAAGTTGGCCTTTCAGTTCACCATCCTGGGATAGACAAGCGGTGATCCAGTCCATCGTCAGCCGACTCGACTGAGTGGCGTTGAATTTGCGAACTGCTGTTTTGGGTGTTGAAAACTTTCGTTTAAGGAATCGGATCATCTGAATTGAATCTTCAAAGTTTTGCGGTGGCGGTTAACTGATGCCTTCAAAGTCTCTGCCTCTTGTCGCCAACGATCCCGGCTCTTCTCAAGGTCAGCTATGCTCGTCAGTGTTAATGATTGGTCTCCGAAGCTGGTGGCGCTT